AAACTTCCAAAAAAGATACAAAGATACTGGCAATCCTAGATACAGGTTATCAGAAGATGAAGCTGATATAATACACAAGTACAGAAGGATAAAAGAAGAAGCAGAAAATTCAGGTTTAAGTGTTAATGATGTACATAGTGGATGGATAAAATCAAAAGAAGCTAGTTTATACTTTAAGAATCCTGATCATAAACAACAAGACCACAAGAAACTATTTAAAGAACTTATAGAAGAAGTTAAGCAGTATGCACCTTATTATAATAAAATAGAAAGACCTAAAGTAATTGAACCACATTTATTTTTCTGCTGTCCATCAGATATTCATATAGGTAAATTATGCAGAAGTTTTGTAAGTGGTGTAGAGTATAACAATCAAATAGCAGTACAACGCACTTTAGAAGGTGTTAGAGGTTGTATAAAGAAAGCAGAAGGTTTTCATATAGATCAGGTGGTTTTATTGCTTTCTGGTGATTTATTGCACGTGGATGGATTCAGAACTACAACTAAAGGAACACCACAGGATATGGATGGTTTATTTAGTGATCATTTTTTAATAGCAAAAAGATTGATGGTTGAGGTTATTGAAATGCTACTAGAGGTTGCAGATGTACAAGTAATGTACACTAGCGGTAACCACGATCATATCACAGGATGGTTAATGAGTGAAGTGTTAAAAGCACATTTTAGTTTATGTAGTAATGTTACTTGGAATAATGATTTAACTATGCGAAAGTATTTTAAGTATGGTAAAACATTAATCAGCAGTACACACGGTGATGGTATTAAATGGAATCTATTACCAATGATTATGGCTGATGAATGTAAATATTGGAGTGAAACAAAATACAGGTATATGTTTACGCAGCACGTACATCACAAGGTGCAAAACAAAAATGATTTTGTAGGTGTAACATTAGAATCATTACGTTCACCATCAGGTGCAGATGCTTGGCATCATAAAAGTGGCTATCAATCTTCTAGTAATTTAGCTATTGAATCTTTTCTATTTCACAAGCAGCACGGCCAAGTTGCAAGGTTAACACACCTTTTTTAACATTTCATTGTTAATAAACTTTTTAATGTGTTTTGTAATTTGTATTGTAATTATATATATATTTACACAAATCAATTAATTATTTATAATGAAAACAATCAATTATACAACAAGAACATTTTATGTACCAGCTAGTAAGATGGATACATTACTAGAATTTCAAGAGAAATGCAGAGCCAATGGTAGAAAAAGCTATTCAGAAGTATTACTAGAACTAATGCAGCAGTACAATGGAAATAACTGAATACTACAAACACATTCAAGATATGGAAGAATGGCAAGCATATTATTATTATACTTCATTACATTTTAGATTACGTAAGATCATTAGACAAGCAAACTGGAATAAGAATGTTATCACACGTTTTGAATTAAACAACAATGACAAAGAGATTCACAGACACAGGTTTGATAGATTACTAGAAGAACTAGAAGAAGTAGATAAGAACTGGAAAGAATTGCGATACAATTATGATAGCAATAGAATAAATAAAATAAAACAACAATTAACTAAAATCAAAAATTATGGACATAAAACAAATAGCACAAAAGTACAACCTAAATAAAGAAGATTTTTGGGAACTTAAAAGAGGTACTAAATCAATGTGGATTATTACACACGATGCCTGTGAAAAAATAGCAGCAAAAGAAAACATTCAATTTGGCGCACCTACAATCTTTAGAGATAACAACAAAGATATAGCAATGGTAGGAGATGCTAAACGTGGTAATAAAGTGATCTGGAGTACAGGTGAAGCATCACCAACTAACTGTAAAGCACCTTATCCTTTTGCAATGGCAGAAAAAAGATTAAAGGATCGTTTAACACTAAAATTAATTAATGCATATGAATACGGTATATACAGTGATGTAGAAGCTGATTCATTTAAAAAAGATTCAAAATGATACAGGATATAAAAACAGAATATGAAAAGCTGTTAGAACTAGTTAGAGAAAAACAGCAGATAGAAGAACAATGGAATGCAGCCATTACTAAATTTTACCAACAAAAACTAGAAGATTATGAAAAAGAATAGATTAAGTTATAGCGCATTATGTGCTTTTAAGAAATCACCTAACCACTTACTTAAGTACTGGGAAGGTAAAACAAAAGTAACTGATTCAATGCAGTTTGGTAGTATAGTACACAAGCTGTTATTAGAACCAGATTCATTTAATGATGATTATGCAGTATTTGAAGGTGCAAGGAGAGCAGGAAAAGAATGGCAAGAATTTAAAGCTGCTAATGATAACAAACAGATTATCAAATTATCAGAATTAGATGATGCTAATGCTATAGTGCAAAATGCAATGAACAATCCTATATTTAATAAACTAATGCAGAACAAGGTACATACTGAAAAAGAAGTAACTTGGAATCACGCTGGTGTAGGTTTTAAAGGTTTTGTTGATCTTGAAAGCTATGTAGATGGTAAAACTATAGTTTGCGATATAAAAACCACTACAGATGCTGGTAAGAAGTTTCAACGTGATTTAATATATAATGATTACAAAATGCAAGCAGCTATGTATTTAGAAAACTATGATGATGTAGATTATTATATAATTGCAGTAGAAACTACTTCACCTTTTAATGTTCAGGTGTATAGATTAGGTTACAATTTAATCTTGCAAGGTTTTGCAGAATATAAGAACCTAGTAGCAAAGTACAATGAATGGAATGGTGAACCAGTAGGATATAGTGATGACATTATAGAAATAGAAGTAGAAGAATTAATTTTAACATAAAAACAAATAACAATGAAAGAAAAAACAATATACTGTGGATCAGGTAAAGTTATGAATGAAAAATGGTTAAAAGTAACTATCAATCCTGATAAACTAAAAGAACACATACAAGAATACAATGGTAACAACTTTATTAAACTTAATATCAATGTAAAGGATGAAGCTGATCAATATGGTAAAGATGTAGCTATTAGTGTAGATACTTGGCAACCAGAAGAAAAGCAAGAAGCTACTAGTACAACCACTAATGATTTACCATTTTAGCAATGATAGAAGAATCAAATTACTTATTGAAAAAGGGTTTCAGTATGTCAGTCATACAAGGTTTATTAATGGAAGGATACACACTACCAGAAATAGCTAAAGAATTAGATATGCGACCTGAAAGGTTAGCATTTGAATTTAAACCTGTAAAAAAAAACTTTAAGTATTTTGATTATGTACAAGCACCTGATAAGGTAGGTGTGCCAATGAGTGCTAGCACATTTACCTTTGATGGTGTTTATACTTGGGATAGATTAAGTGAATCAGAAATAGAAGCATATAATAACTATAATCAAAAAAATAAAGCATATTATGAAACAAATTGAACTATTAAAAACTTGGAAAAAAGAACTTGCACTTGCAGAAACTTTTGAAGAAGTTAAAACACACGAATCTGCAGCAGCAGCCGCAGCAGAATTTGCTAAACGGAATAAAGAAGCATTAGATAAACAAAATGAAATTGGAAAGTTTAGAATTGATATAGAAAGAAAAAAAGGTGCTTGGTTAGATGAAAACTACCCACAAGGAGGTAAAAATAAATATACAAAGATGAAGGTAGAACAAACCAACCTTCATAAAATGCCTGTTACAAAAAATGAATCATCTAATGCACGTTTAATAAATAGAGAAGAAGAATTATCTAATCAAGTAATGGATGAGATAGAACAAAGAGGTGAAGTAATAACACCTAATAAAGTTCAATCAGAAATTAGAAAGATTATTAAACACGAACAGAAAAAGGAAGTAATTATACAACCAGAGTTTGATGAAAATATATTAACACAACATAAATGTCCAAATTGTAATTATGAATGGTAAACCAACAGTAATATCCACTTTTGCAGGATGCGGAGGTTCTTCACTTGGTTATAAAATGGCAGGTTTTAATGAATTACTTGTTATAGAATGGGACAAAAATGCAGTAGATAATTTAAAATTAAATTTTAATATACCTATATGGCAACGTGATATTTCAACTGTAACAGGTGAAGAAATTTTAAAATTTTTAAATATAAATAAAGGAGAACTTGATGTTTTTGACGGTTCTCCACCTTGTCAGGGTTTTTCAACAGCAAAAGGTATTAGAAACATAAATGATGATAGAAATGATTTATCTTTTGAATATATAAGATTAATAAATGAATTACAGCCAAAAGTTTTTGTTATGGAAAATGTATCTGGAATGGTTAAAGGTAAAATGAAAGGTAAGTTTATTAAAATTATGAAGGAATTAAAAAAAACTGGTTATAATGTAAAATGTAAATTAATGAATTCTATGTATTATGATGTACCACAATCAAGAGAAAGATTAATTTTTATTGGAAGTAAAAATAAAATACCAACTTTTCCTGAACCAAATAATAATTTAATAAATGTATCAGATGTTTGTAAAAACATAGTACAACAAAATAGAGGTCAATTTGATAAAGAATGGATAACGGCTCATAGGCCGTGTTATACTATAACTAAAACTGCTTCTTTATTATTTATGGAAAAAGATGGAACAGAAAGAAAACCAACAATTGATGAATTAAAAATATTATCATCTTTTCCACAGGATTTTATATTGACTGGTTCATTTAATGAACAATGGGCAAGAATAGGAAATGCAGTAATGCCAAAATTTATGTACCATATTGCAAAAAACATAAAAGAAAATTTATTATGAATTACAATATAAAAGAAGAATTGATTATTAGAAAAATAATAGAAAAAAACACTGATTGGAATCTAGAAATAAATCAAAATTATAAAAATAAATACGGTTATGATCTTGAATTATATAAACATATTACTAACGGTTCTGAAGTAGGTTTTGAAAAAAAATTTATATGTTATATTGAAGTAGAATATGGTGAATCTTGGAAAGAATATGATTTACCTAAAAACTGGATAGAAATATCTTTTTTGAAAAGAAAATGTTTTAAATATAATTTTAATACAAATCAATGGACAAATGAACCAAAAAACAATTATGATAAATGTATTTATTTAAAAACTAATTTTAATTACACTAATTGTTATTATAGTAAAATAGAATATTTAATTAATTGTTCTGAAAGTAAAAGAAGTAAAGGTTGCTATAAAAATTCATTTATAAGCTGTAATAAAAATGATGAAAATATTATGTTTGGTTTTAAAAATTTAAACAATTACTTAAAAACTATATAATTATGAAAGAATTACCATACTTTAAATTTTATCCTAACCAATGGATCACAGGATCAATAATGTTTATGGATTTAGATGTGCAAGGTGCATTTATGAAAATCTGCTGCTACTACTGGAGCAAAGAATGTAATGTAAGCAGAGAACAAATAAAATCACTAGTACCTAAACAATGGAGTAAACTACTTGATAGCCAGTTACTTAAAGCAGATGGTGATCACATTAGAATTAAATGGTTAGATGAACAATTTGAAGAAAGAAAAGCTGCACACATAAAAAGAGTTAATGCTGGTAGAAAAGGTGGTAAAACCACACAAAACAACCAAAGCTCAAGCAATGCTCAAGCATTAAGAAAAGAAAAGATAAGAAAAGATAATACTGATCCATACCTAACTACAACGTTTATAAAATGATAGTAAAGCAAGAAGATCAGTTAAAATACTTATTTGCATTTAAAG